CACCTATCAGGACACAAAATGATTTGTATTGAAGACGCTAAAAGACAATCATCAGCATACGCAAAAGCGTGTACAAAGTCTAAAGCAGAAATGCTTGAGGTTGATGATATACTTAATGACATTTGGTATGCTAACCATCACATTGGCTCAACCGCGCACCCTAAAGACATTGCTTACAACTTTAGTGTGTATGACCACCCAAAATATATCAACAATCTTGATGTGTGCTTTAAGTATTACACTCGAATTAATTTGATGACGTCACTAAAGTTTTTTAAAGACTTAAACATTGTGCCTGAAACTATACTTGATTTGTATGGCGGTGATGGCCGTTCTAGTGTAGTGCTTGCAAAAGCATTTCCCAACTCAACAATTTACTATCATCAAACTGCGCCTGCACAAGTTGAAAGAGCTAAAGTATTGTTTGGGTTATTAGGTTTAATAGGCATAAACAACATTCAGCATGTTGAAACACCTGTGCCCGTAGATGCTGTGTTTGCTTTTGAATGCTTTGAACACTTTATTGAGCCTCATACTTTGTTTGATCAGCTTGGTGACATGAAATACTTGGTTGAAAATTCTAGTTTTTCTGTAAAAGCACCGGGGCATTTTTACAGGTACGTAGGCTTTGATGATAAGGTGTACACCAACAGGCAAATCAAGAAAAACTTCTACACATACTTACGTTCTAAAAACATGTTTGCTGTACATCGCAAAGAACATTTTGTCTATAAGAACTTTTTTAACTGCACGCCTATGATTCACATGAGGCATGTATGATTTCAATTAATTGTAAAGAAGCAGGAGCACATTGTGGCGTATAGCAATTCAGGCATCAAATCGTATGAGCAATGCCCATACAAATACAAACTTACTCGCATTGAGCATCGACAAGAACCTACGGGTGAGGCTGCACAACGTGGCAAGGATATACATTACGAGTTTGAACAAGCTTTAACTGCGTTGCCATTGCTAAATGACGCATATGCTTTTTGGAATGACTACATTGCTGAACTCATCATGTATGGCGCAAAAAGCGAGGCTGAATTTGCGGTAACTAAAGACTGGCAACCTTGTGGCTTTAAAGATGCCAATGCATGGGTACGCGGTATCTATGATGCTACGTACTTTAATTCTTCAGAAAAACGTGCACATGTTCTTGACTGGAAGACTGGCAAAGAACGTGACTATGGTGACCAGTTAAAGTTGTATGCCACTGTGCTTTTGGCTTCTTATCCTGAGATTGATAGCGTATCAACTGAGGTTTGCTATATTGATTTGAAAAAGCGTATACAACTTAAAACCTATACTCGTGAACAGCTTGATGAGTTGAAAGAATGGTTAACCAATCGAATCACCAAGATTGAGAATGATGACGTGTATGCACCAAAGCCTGACTATGGTTGTAGGTGGTGTCACTTTCGCAAATCTAATGGCGGTCCTTGTCAATGGTAATAGGAGAACTATATGACTAAAGATGAAATGAAAACTGAGATCATTAAAGAGCTAAAAGAAAGTGGCCCTTATTGCTGCTATTGCTGTGAACCTAAAAGCGGCAATATTAGTTGTTGTCAGGAAAACCACTTTGTACCCTTTGGTGCTTTGTATGCTGAAGACAAAAAGGCGATGATTGAAGAGCAACTTGAAGACTTTGAGGAGTAAATCATGACACCTGAAGATGAAGAGTTTAATCGCATAGAAATGGAGTCTCGTATTAAGCAAGAGTACGTGCGGGCTATGAAAGAAAAGACTGCGCAATTCATGTCTATTTCAGTGGATGACTACCTAAAACTGTCTGATGATCTAGCAATTGCAAGGATGCTGATACGTGAGTTGGGTGATCGACTGTCTAAACTGGAGAAGAACACATGACTAAACGAGAAACATGGGTAGCATTTCTTAAAGATATGTTGCGACCAAGAACATTGGAAGAGCTTATTGACATTGAAATGCGTGATGCGTATTTAGCTAAGATGCAAGCTGAAAAGTCGCTTGAGTATGCCACAAGCGTTGTTGAGTACAACCGCCAACGCATCCGTAGGCTTGAAGAAAAGCTTAAAGACCTAGGGGTACGTACAAATGAAAAAGCTTGAACGCATTATCTTCTGGCTATTGATCGTTGTATTTATTATTGAGCCTTTGTGTATTGCTTACTTTGCAATTAAAAAGCCTGAACGCAATGTCAAGGAAGTCATACAAGAAGAACTTGATAGTTCATACCAACAAGGCTATGCAGATGCCTTGGATAAAAACCCCATCATCAACAAGCCGGTGCCCATAGCATTTACTGATGGTCAAGACGTAAGTTGGATTGACGGCATACAAAGACAAAAGATTAAAGATTCAATTCCACTTTACACAAAGCCACAAACATCTGAATGGATCGGCTTGTCAGACAGCGATCGTGAAGCATTGGCAATTGTATGGAAATCAAAGCAACGTTTAATGATAGCTGTTGAAAACAAACTTAAAGAAAAGAACTATGGCAACTAAAGTGCTTCTTGAACGCGACCTTGAGCGGTATTTTTCAGCGCAATGTAAAAAGCATGGCCTACTTACACTAAAATTGCATGTTAGGTTTGCTCGTGGTTGGCCTGACAGAATTGTGCCATTGGAAAATGGTGAGGTGCTATGGGTAGAACTAAAGCGCCCCGGCGGTAAGGTAGCACCTATTCAAGCCAAGGTGCATAATGATCTTGGTAAGCTTGGACATACAGTTCATGTGTTAGATTCAAAAGAAGGGATTGATCGTGTATTGGGAACCGCATGAGTATCAAAAAGAAGCTGTAAAGTTTCTTATTTCACATGGCTCAGGCGCATTGTGGCTTGACCCGGGTCTTGGCAAAACTGCCATTGTGCTTTCTGCATACCGTACGTTGAAATTAAAAGCTATTGCAAAGAAGATGCTTGTGCTTGCGCCTTTACGCCCTGTGCATGGAGTATGGCCTGCCGAGGTTAGTAAGTGGGATCAGTTTGCAGATTATTCTGTAGGCATCTTGCATGGTGGCCATAAAAACAAAGTGCTTAAGCAAAACCACGACATCTATGTTATGAACTACGAAGGCCTGCAATGGCTAGCTGCGCAGTTCAATGGTAAGCCTTGGCCATTTGATACTTTGGTGATTGATGAAATCAGTTACATGAAGAATACTGGCACACAACGGTTTAAGTGCCTTAAGCCTTTGCTAAACAAGTTTGATCGTCGTTGGGCTTTAACAGGCTCACCTGCACCTAACAGTCTGCTTGACATCTTTGGCCCGCAATTCATCATTGACCAAGGCGCCACCTTCGGGCCTTTTGTAACACGGTTCAAGCAAGAATACTTTTACCCTTCAGGTTACGGTGGCTATGAATGGAAGCTACAACCTGATGGTGAGCAAAGAATCTATAAAAAGCTGGAAGACAAGGTACTACGAATGGCGGCGCTTGACCATCTAGACCTTCCAGAGCTTACTTACAACAACGTATATATAGATCTACCACCTGTTGCAAAAAAGCTCTACACAACCTTTGAAAATGACCTTACTATTGAAATGGCTTCAGGCAACATTACAGCTGCCAATGCCGCTATTGCAGTTATGAAGGGTCAGCAAATAGCCAATGGTGGTTCCTATTTAGATGATGATGGCACTGGCAATGGAAGAATCACAATGCATTTACATGACGGCAAGACTGATGCCGCATTGGAATTGGTTGAAGAACTTTCAGGTCAACCTTGCATTATTGGGTACCATTTTGCGCATGACTTGGAAAGGCTAAAAAAGGCATTTCCAAATGCACCAATCATTGGCAGTGGCGTGATAGGCAATAAGCTCGATAAAATCCTCAATGACTGGAATGCAGGCAACATACAAGTATTGTTAGCACATCCAATGTCTGCAGGCCATGGGCTTAATTTACAAGGCTCAGGCCATGCAGTCATATGGTATTCATTAACTTGGTCACTTGAAATCTACGAACAGTTCATTCGCAGGCTCTGGCGCCAAGGTCAAAAGAATCACATTGTGGTTCATCACATCATAGCTCGTGACACTGTTGATGAAGCAATTCTTTCTGCAGTCAAGCGCAAAGACAAAACACAACAAAAACTATTGAATGCGGTACGTGACTATGTCAACCGTGATACAATGGCGCTTGTTGATAATTGAAAGGAATACATATGAAAATTCTCATTACGGGCGTTACCGAAACGCATACCAATCATCCCCAAAGAGCAAGCTCAACTAAGTTTGTTTCCATACCCGAGCTAATGCGTGAAGCATACCTTAGCCAAGGCCATGATGTAGATCACATAGCTGTAACTGCAGATACTGATCTACGTAAGTATGACGCAGTTTTCCTGTATGTTTACCCATTAGATAAAAACGCAGTACATCCTGAAGGCGCTAAACGTGTTCTAAAAGAATGCATGACAGCATACATTTGCCTTGATGACTGGTCATTCCAAAAAATCTTTGATTCATGGAGTGATGTTATACCTCCAAGTGATTTACGTGAGCATAAGTGGATTGCTCCGCTTTTTCCTTGGGGTAACACTAAGAAGATGGGGCTTGATGTAGACACCATTTTGCAATGGGACCCATCACCTTTATATGAGCAGCCTGCCTGCCATCAAATGGCTTGGCCTCGTCGTAAGACTCAGTGGTACAACGCATCACTATCAACTGAAGCGCATGAATGGGCGGCAAAGCAAAACCTTAGTTGGCCAGTACATAGCATTGGTGGCAAGGCATTAGGCCAACCACGTATGCTTGAAAGTGATATTGTCTGGGAGTATGGTGAGTACAAAGGCGTCTTGTGTCCAACCTATGCGCATGCCGGCTGTGGCTGGTGGCGTATTAGGTACTTACATGCAGCACAGGCAGGTGCAATCTTAGGCGGTGACCCCAAGGAGCTTGCAGTCATAAGCACTGCGTACAGTTACACTTTACGTGAGATTGAAGGCATGAGTGATGAACGGCAAATCATCATGGCTGCAGAACAGGCAATTGCACTATCAGCAAAGTTAGCAACAAAGCAAGATACGCTAAAAAAATTAGAAAGCTTTCTTAAATGATTATCATACTTGAAGGCCCTGACGGAGCAGGCAAAACAACTTTATCAGAGGCTTTGCGACAGCATTTCCAACAAGACCGCATGACGCAAATTGTTAAGCATGGCCCTTTCAAAGGTTTAGTTGCTGAAGAGTTATGTAAGACATACTTCCGTGCTATGTCGCAGGCCCTTACATACAATGACCATGTTATCATGGATCGTTGCTGGCTGTCCGAGCCTATCTACGGCACTGTTTATCGCAAAGGCGCCAACCGCGTGGACATGCCTAGGAAACGTATGCTGGAAAGAGTAGCACTATCTCGTGGTGGTGTGGTCGTGCATTGCCAGCCTGACTTTACTTTATGCGTCAATACTTTTGTAGACAGACAAGATCATGAATACCTTGATACTGTTACACAGCTTAGTGCGGTCTATAACGAGTATGAAACGCTAAAATACCAGACCTCATTACCCGTTGTGCACTATGACTACCAATACGATGAAGTAGATGATCTGATAGAAAAGATCAAGGCTGCAAGCATTCAGAATGAGGCTGAAGGTGGCGGTTGCTTTAAGGAAGGTAATTACCTAATGCTTTGTGATAAGGGCCCTAGAGCTAACATAAAGGCCGGTGCAGCCATAGTCCCCTTCATTAACTTCTTAGACAATGATGGCCCAAGCCGCATGTTGGCTGATACTTTAGAACGTGAAGGCATATCTGAGGGCCAATGCTACTGGATCAACACGCAATCCTACCAAGGTACACCTACAGATGTTTTGTTTCTTCGTAAGCTAAAGCCAGCTCGTGTTTATGCGCTAGGCAACAATGCTTATACGTGGTCTTTAAACAATAACGTGCAGGCACAAAAGCTGCCACCGCCTTTGTATCACATGCAAAATTACCCCAATCAACCTTACCACATTACGGAGTTAGAGTATGGACCTCAAGATTAAAAATGAAGCGCAACTAATTGATCTATACAAGGTTCTTGCAAATCAAGGCCAGTGGTCAAGCCCCAATGGTGAAAGATGCCTAGAGCTTGAGAATGTCTCCTATACTTGCAATCCTTTTGTAAGGTTCAATTCCTTTGTAGGTCGTAACTTCAATGTTAAGTACCTTAAGCGTGAGATGGCTTGGTACATTCACGCCGATCCAACTGACCTGTCTATTGCTGAGCATGCTGCACAGTGGGGCAAGATAGTTCTCAATGGCAAACTTAACAGCAACTATGGTAGCTACTGGTTTGGTGTACATGGCATTAAGTTTATTCAGCGGGTACTGACCAAGGATCCTATGAGCCGTAGAGCTGTTATTCCAATGTATGGCTCCAGTGCTGACCACATGGATCCTGAAGCCAAAGATGTACCTTGCACTATTGCCATAGAATTTAGACTACGGAATGGTAGGCTTAATGCTCGTGCAATCATGAGAAGCCAAGATATCTTGTGGGGCATGGCAAACGACCTACCTACCTTCTCGTTCCTGCAAGAAATTGTGGCTACTTTGCTTAACGTTGAAATGGGGACACTAACAATCTCTGCCGGTTCATTCCATGTGTATGAATCCAGAATGACTATGTTCAATAGCATTCTTAGCAATGAAGAGCATGTGCCGGTAGTTGATGCGCCGCCTAGAATAAATAGGTATGAAGCTCACGTCTTGATTGAGAAGAGCGTAAACCCTGAATTTGCCTTCTCAAAGTGGCTTTTGAATGTATAATTTTTCCGTGGGCAACCACATTTTTTTGACTATTGAAAGGTATTTATGACAAAAGTTTTCTGGACACATGAAGAACGAGAAGCTGTAATCACGCAGGCTGTGGAGTTACGGCATTTTAGAAGCTATAAATTGCTTGAGGCAGTTAAAGCTGCACAAAAGCTGGTGCTACCTTTGCATAGGCAGCGGCCCGTAAACAGCCCTTCAAGCTGTGTTGAAATCACCAAAGAAGTAAGGGCTAGAACCTTAGAAGGCATTAAGCCTATAAAGACCCCTACAGCCCCTGTAACTGAGGCCTCTGTGACTCATCAAGTTACTCTGGTAGAGGCTATTGACCCGGTAGATGACGCCATCAACGCCATTGCGACGCATCTGGCTAATAAGATTGCTGATGAAATGCGTTGCAAGCTAAAAGACGTGCAGGAGCTGGAGCATTTCTTTAGTGTTCAAAAGCACAACCCAGCCTACGAAGGCAACAGACTGTTTAAGCCTAGGATTACTATTATTGGTTTGCTAGGAGATCAGGTACACTCAATCGAAAAAGAGTTTGGTGAGACATTTGCAGTTCGTTGCATTGATACTGACCGTGCAATGGGCATGTCTCCGCCTGATGCTGATGCCTACCTACTAATGAAGAACTTCATTAATCACCCACTGTACCATAAGTACCAACGGTTTCCAAATCATGTATTGATAGATGGCGGCATGACCAGCCTAAGAATGTGGTTTCATACGAAAGGGAAAGACATATGAAAGACGATACCATCAAAAAAACCTATGATGAGTGGATTGAGCTACTAAAGCATACCAATAATGAGGCTATGCAAGCCAATAGCTACGACGTATGGATTGAGGCTTTCCACACAGGTAGCATCTTAACTAAGACCAAATGTGTACAAGCTATCGTAACTGACTTGCAACTTGGTATGAGTGAAGAGTTTGATGATGACGCCAGCATCTATGTAGCTGAGGTTAAGCAACTTCAAGCATCAATGCTTAAGAAGGTTGTTGACATCATCAACGCCCAACAGGCGTAGCTATTGGAGTTGGGGCAGGTTGCTGCCCACTATTGCTTTTGAGGTACTCATTGGCATACTGTAGTGGAATGGAACCTAGCCCTAACGCAAGCCCGGGTGCCTGCAAGCCTGGGACCATTGTCATTAAACCGCCTACGCCACCAAGTGCTGCAATCACTGCGCCTGAATGGTCACCTTTCATATAGCGGTCATATGCTTCATAAAAGCTAAGACCGGCACCGGCGCCGCCTAATGCACCTGTTGTAAAGGGTGCTTTTAACATTGTGCCCATACGTGATAGCGGTCCGGGTGTGGCTTGTGCCATTTTAGCTGCAGCTGCTGCTTCAGCTTGAGGCACTGCTTGTGCTGTTCTTGCAGCCAGTTCTTCAGCTTTCTTACCTTGCTCAATCATTCTGTCAACAGTAGATTGCACAGGCATGCCTGGGCCTCTTGGCGACATACCAAATCGCTTCTCATATTTTGAACTAACATCGCCTTGCGCTTTACCACGTTGATATGCTTGAGCTGCTTCTGGTACACCACCTGCAATTGTCTTGTCTTGACCTGCCCAATTCTGCATCCACTTGGTACCTGCAGATTTAGAAGCAGAAGATTCTAGATCTGCAGGATTAATGCCTCGCTTCATAAGTTCTTGCTTAATGAATTCTTGTTTTGTGGCTTCCAACTTAGCAGCTTCTTGCATTTTCTTTAGCGCATCAGCTTGTCTTGCTTCAGCAGACGGAAATGCGGCACTTGCAACTTTTTGAATTGAAGGGCCTGCAATAGCGCCGGTAGCAGCTGCTAAGCCACGTTCTTCATTTTTTGGCAACCCAAATACAGAACCTTTGTCTTTACTTGCTGCTTCAGTAGCTATAGTTGCTGATGCGTCTGGGCCAATAGGATTACCAAAGATAGCATCTAGTTGACTTAAGCCTGAGTCAACAACATCTTCAGTTGCAGCCTGACCGGGCTGTGTTCTAAACAGCGGGTCTAATTGTGATATGTCAGGTTGTTTTGCATCAGTCATATACGCCTTTTATTTTCTGAACTGGCCATCAAGCTGCTTACGATAGTCAGAGTAGTCTTTATTGATTTTGTCATATAAGCTATTACGCTTAAAAAAGCTGGCAGGCGGCGCAGTTGGTCCGGATGTATCAAGATGGTCTAAGTAGGCGTCATACAACGCGCCACGTTGCTTGTTCATAAGCAATTGAGTTCTTGCCCATAACTGCACGGCTTTAGAATTATCAGCAATATTTGCCATAGGTGCCTGCAACAGTCTTGCGTCATTGTCAGTAGGTTGCGTGCCTAATAAGCCTTTGTTAGCTTTTACGTTGGACAAGAATTCGGCTGCAAAGATGCGGTTAACATCACGAACAACTTGCTGTTCTGCAGGTTCTAATGTAACAGACTCTAAGAATTTTTGTACAGGTAAACCGGCCCTTACGTTATACTCATTTACAGATATGTTGGCGCCTTCTTGTGCAACAGTTGCAAGACCTGCAAGTATACCTTGCTTTTGCATCAGGCCAAATACTTTAGGATGCTTTGCTGCAAGCTTATCAAGTTCACGCAAATTAGAGTTGGACTGCTCTAAAAGCTGTGGAGTGTAATTAATAAGCTCATCACGTTTAGCAATCCAAGGCTTGTCAGTCTCTTCAACACGTTTCTTGGCAATATCTGCTTGACCTCTTAGTGATACTTCAGGCGCAAATTTACTTGCAGTACTTGCCACATTCTGCGCCATCTTAAGGTCAGGCACTGTACCTGTACGAGCATTTTGAGCACTAGGCATTGGCGCAATGTCTGAACTATTTAGCATTGTTGACACAGGCGGTGGCGACATAACAGTAGAAGGCGCTGCTGAAGATGCTGAACTCTTTGCAATTGCATTGTCAACAAGCGCTTGTTTCATCTTATCAACAGGTACTGCATTCAGTGGCGATGCCGCTGTTACAGGCGCTATCGATACAGGCGGCGCTGCTGATACAGGCGGCGCTGCTGACACAGGTGGTACCACAGCTGGCGCAGGTGCCGGTGCTGCCGGTGCTGCTGCAGGAGGCGTAACCATAGGCGGTGGGCCAGGGGGCTTTGCAACAGGCTGTGCGGCTGATGGAGGATTAAGCAATCTAAACCGTTGAGGAATAAGATTTTCTACACCGGGCGTTTCAGACATCATGCCTGCTTGTGAACCTGCAGCTGTGCGTTGTGATTCAAAGATTTTTCGTTCTTCCGTGCCCATACTATGCACGTTCTTAACAATTTCTGCCACTTTAGGCGACAGTACAGAAATCTGCATAAACAACTGAGGCGTTATTCTTGAAAGCGCGTCAGGCGGTAATGTGCCATCTGCTAATTGCTGTGCCACTTGCTCAGGTGGTGCGCCAATGGCTTTTGCAAGCAGCATCAACGCCTTTGATTGATTTTCAACTTCATATTTTTGACCAGCAATTTGCAACTTCATTTGCGACAATGGAATTTCCATTTCTCTCTGACGTTCTTGCTGTGCACCTACAACATTAGCCACTCTACCAATGGCTTCACCTGAACTACCTGTGCGCCCTGGGTCAAACAATGCACCAGCCACTTGGTACATATTAGGCCCTTGATTTGCCCTCATCTCAAGAGCATTTAGTGTCTTCTGTAATGCAGCAAAATACTCTGTTTTTGCCGCATCATCAGCGCCTAGCATAGAAGGCGCAGACGGGATTGTTGTAGGTAGTGCCATGATTAACCTTTAGTACGAATAGTCACCAGGGTAGATGGTGTTGCCAGTTGAAGTAGTATAACTACCGTCTTCGTTGTATGTAATACCGCCACCGCCTGTTGTATCAGTACCACTACTATCAGGCATTGATGATGAGCCCCCAAACAAATCGCCAATACCACTACCTGCTGATATTAATTTAGTGCCTAGCCAATTGCCAAATGACGTAGGCTGACCAGATGATGAAGTACTTGCTGCAGATAGCAATGCACCAATGCCTGCAATCTGCTGCAATGGAGAAGCAGAATAAGCACCAGGGATTGGGCCGGTGTACGTTGAATTGACGGCTGTAGGAACTTGATAGCCACGTAAAGCAGATGCACCAGTGTTTAATGTTTGCAATGGGAATAGCTGCTCGTTTTGTGCAATTGTTTGTTGTTGCCCACCTAATGTAGATAGCGCATTAATGTCAGCCAGTCCCATGTTTTGACCTGTAGTGGCCAAATTACCTAGTTGTGATGACGCGCCAAGTTTATTAGCTTGTTCTTGCTGTGCTGCAGCAAGTGCTTGACTATAGCCGGTTTGCAATGCTTGTGACTGAGTTAAGTTTAGGTTTTGCAAACCTGTATTAATGGCTTGCCCTAGTACTTCAGCACCACGCTTTGAACCAAACTGCCCAGCGCCAACAGCGCCTGAAGTTGCCGCAGGTGCTAAAAACTGATTTATATTTCTTTTACCCAAATCACCAAGCGCGTCAACCACGTTTTGTGTATAAGGGTTCATGAAGCGGTTAACATTAGATGCTACATCGGCTTCACCTACACCAGACGCCAACCCTGTTGCTTGATTTAGCGTAGGTTGATAAGTCCCAGGCAATGCACCAGCTGCAGTAAATGCTTGCTGCTGTAGTGGTTGAGCACCTACATACTGAGCAGCATTTGGTCCTGTAGTCTGGCTAGTTACATTACCTGCCAGATTGCTTAAGTAATCAGTATACCAACTAGGCGCGGTAGTCGTTTGACCTTGCGTGGTCGTAATGTTTGGTAAGGCTGCGCCTTGTGTAATTGCCATAATTAACCTTTCATGTATTCAAGAGGCGACTTGGCTTTAGGCGGAATCTTTCCCGCTGGTGCTGATCGTTTGTGTTTACGTAAGTTTTCTCGCATTTTATCCAAGATTGCGGCACCTGCATCATTTGAGCCATTGCCAAGTGAAGCAACTGTATCAGCATCAAACACATACTCGCCATCTGCTAGCATGGCCGGAATGCTGTCTGACTGCCCATCGCCTTCGCCTTTGACGTGGTGGCCAGTGGCGCCGGTAATAAACTCAGGCTTATGCTCAGCAAGTCCACCTTTGGCGTACCCTGCAACATTATTGCCACTGTCCAACATGCTAAGGCCTGCTCTTGATAATGCACCGGCACCAGTTGATGAAGTTAAGCCTGCCAGATTACTAGATCCGGCAGTAGATGCTTTAAAAGGCATGCCTGCAGTAGGCATTGTTGCAGATCCTGCATTCATTAAAGGCGTAGCACCACCGCCTGATGAACCATAGTTGTAGTAGCTAGTGGGTTTAGCTTTACCTGACAAGACTTGCAGCAATCGAGGGTCAACGTTTGCAAGCTGAGGGTAAAGTTGTGTAAGTTCACTTAGTACCATGTTTTGTTTCTCCAAAGGTGCTGCTGCCAGCATTGTTGCTGATGGTGCAGTAGGTAATGCTCCAGCTGTTGACGCGGAAGATGTTATTTGCCCTACGTTTGAACCACTTGCAGGGAATTGGCCTAATGATGTAGGTGTTGATGGGCCTGTACCGGTAGTGGTCTTAACTGGAGTAGTTGTTGGCGTTGTTGTAGGGGTACTACCACTTAGATCCATCTCAATCTCACCAGTATATGGGTCTTTAGACCCGACAACTTCAACTGGGGGCATTTCTGTACTAGGAATTTCTGTTGCAGATGGCGGCGTGGTAGTAGTGGGTAACGCGCCTGTGGTTGTATCAATTCCTACGCTTGTGCCTGAGCCAGAAGTATCAGTTGTGGTAGGTAGTACTGGAGGTATAAAGTCTGTAGTACCAGAAGATAAGGGCGGAGTAACTGAAGTTGTGTCAGTTGGGTTTTGTAATTGTGCTTGCAGGTCTTTTAATGCTTGTGTGTCTTCTGCATTAGGCATAAACCATGCATTCTGGTATGCATCGTAATAAGAACCTTCAGGTCTTTGATCAGACATTGATGCAGGCATTAAGTCATAGCCAACTGGCGCACTTACTGTATTTGCTGATGAACTCTCAGCATAAATAGGCGCACCAGACATCTCAACTCTAGGTAACCCACCATCAGAAGATGCTACTTGTGTGCCGCCGGGAAGTGCACCAGTGCTAGGTTTGCCTGATGTAGCTTCAGACATTCCGGTTTTAATAGCCGCGTTTGTCAATGCGTCTTCTAATGACTGCCCTGATGCCAAACCACTTGTAGTACTTCCAGCTATAGAACCTGCAGTAGTGGAGCCTGTTTGAGCCCCAACCTCTGCGCCAACCTGACTACCAAGTTGCGCGGAAAGATATGATTTTGCAAGGTCTTCTGGACTAGCACCTTGGGCAATAGCACTTCCTACTGATATTCCAGTTCCGAGCCCCGGCATAATCAGGTTACCTATAAACCCTGCCAGCGGTCCCATGTTTTGAATTACTGACCCAAGGCCGGCTAAAAAACTATCATTCTGTTTAATGTATGGGTCATGTACCTCGCCTGTAGTAGTGGCATATCTTCTGCCATGACCACCACTAAGCCCATAGGCAACTTGCCCATCGATAACTTTTAACCCATTTAACTCACCACCAAATACTTCAGTAGGTATTGGGTTAACCATGCTATCAAAAGGCGCAGAGCCAAATGGGATTAAATATCCCTTTTCTGACAAGCCTTGGCTTTTAAGATAGTTATTTACACCCGTAGTTGATAAATCAACTTCTTGAGCCTTACTGCCAAAGTCCCTTAGATTGTCTAAGCTAGTGAAATAGGGTAATAAATAAGTATTTTCTCCAGCGGTCATGCCGCCGTTTTCAGCAACGTTACTAGGTATGTAACTGTACTGTTTGCCGTCTACAGTAAATGTGAGCGAATAAGTTGGCCCACCAGAGAACTGACTAGCTTCTGTTCTTGCTTTGTTTAACTGTTCAACTGTTGGAAAAGAAGCCATATGTCTTTATTCTTGTGTCGGTTGGTTAATAGCGCCTACTAATGCTTCTGCCCAGTCTTGCCAGTCATCATAAATGTACGGCCCAGGTATACCCTCATTAGTAAATACATCAATTGCTTTTAATCCTGCTGCCCATTCTTTCCAGTCAGTAAGCGCATCAGGTATTATCAATTGTTGACCGGCATATGCTTCACACATAAGTGCAGCCCATGACTGAAAGTCATGATAGCGAGGATCATACACAACTGCAAGTGCCATGCTAGCTTCCGTAAGGGCGAACGTCGCCTGCTGTTGCATTAAGCAATACTTTACCCATTTGATAATTACCGCCCTGAGTATTGCTAATAAACCGAAGACGAAGCTCTCTTCGTTGCTCTCGCATATCAATCTTACCTGTTGAAGGCGTGAATACAAATGGATCTGACTCAACGTCAGCAGCTTGCGCAAAAGGTCTGCCTGTTACAACTACAGACATGTCGCCTTCTTGAATAAAGTCAGGCTCAATACGCTCAATTCTTAGCCAATAGTTATCGCCAATGGGCATTGTTTGTGCCGGACCGCCTTGAACCCACCCAATATCTGATGTTTCAAAATAGCTTTCAATAGCATTTACATTGGCGTTACTAACTTCATCAGTACCAATCTCATGTTGCCATAAAGTAACTCTACCTGCTGTAGTATTAAAAGTTGCAGTTTCTATAATTGTTGCCGTTGCAGTTGTTGACAATGTTAATGTCAGGCCTGCAAATGAAAGAGTACCAGATACCGCGCTGCTATTAGCAACAGACAACGTAATTGTAGTTCCTACAATAACAATAACCACTGCGCCAGCCCCAATGCCTGTGCCTGTTACAGCTTGATTTAGTAAAATACCAGTTGCGCTGTTGACCACAATTGTAAATGCTGCAGCACTACCTGTTGCCGTGGTAGAAGCCAGTGTAGGCGTAATCACAGAAATAATAGCGCCAGAATTTATGCTGGTAGAAACAACTAACTGCCCAACGGCAACTAAATTATTTGGCGCTATAGTAATACTGGTACTTGCATTAGTTGTTGCAATTGATGCAGAAAAAAGCAAATCTTGTGTGCTTAAAGTTGCACCTGCATTAATGGGATACTTAAAGACTTGAGAAAAATACCCAGCAGTTCTATATGCGCCTAGTGCACCACCTGCATCATACCAGCAGTCTTCACGTACGTTATAAATAATAGCATCGTCACACTCTGTTGAATCACCAGACGGGTAAAACCACCAGATTTCGCCAAACCGCGGAACCTTGTTAGCATAGACTTTTTGACGTTGTGCGTAGTTTAAATTGTCAAAGAAATAATTTTGATTAAAATTGTTCTTTATTTCTTTAACTACACCGTTGTAAAGCAAAAATCGATCAGTACCACACCAATAATAGATGCCATCATACTCAATGACAGATTGGCTGGATAAGATAGATGATTGGCTAGAAATAATGTCATAGCGCCAATATAACGTACTTGCGCCTATAGTTGTAGGTGCATATGATACGCGAATAAGAGAATCTAGTGCCCAAAATAACCCTGATGGCGCATTAGAACCTCCACGCACAGGAAGACCCTTAACAATCTTGGTTGATGATACATTGGTTTCATTAGCATCTGCGCTATTCCAGTCATATGGGTTACCTGCAGAGCAGTTTTTAATCAGCCCATTGTCGCCATACACAAAAACATACGGGTGCAATACAACCACGCCGCCAGCAACTTCAATAGTGTCATTGGTTGGCGTTGAGCCAGAAGAGTCTACAAGAGGCGATAATGTAAGTCCAAAAATGTCGCCTGCAAGAACTGGTGACAAGGCTGTTGCGTCAATTTGTGCTAAGTTTTGCCCGGCATGCGCTATTAACAACTGATCGCCAGAACCTTGTGAGTCAAAACTTGAATCAAACTGCCACAGGTTTAAATCATTTGCTGTGAAAGTTGTGATTGTAGCAACTTTAATTGAGAATCCAGAACCTGCGCCGCCAAGATTGGTGTTTGACGCGCTCAATGTATTACCAATGACATAGTTATTACCATAACTTGTAAGCGTCACAGAGGTCACGGCGCCACCAGATACAACAATAGTGGCTTTTGCACCAGAACCAGAACCGCCAGTTAATGGTACAGCCGTATAAGTGGCATTTACATAACCAGAGCCGCCAACAAGTGTGTTTAGTGTTAAGGCTCTTCCTGTAAAAGTAAACTGATTAACACCAGCCCCAATGCCTAAGTTGTCAATATTGATAACTTCAAGACCGTCGTCGTAGCCATTAAAAACTTGATTATTGCCATCAACTGAGTTAACATATATACCACGAGAATAGCCATGCGTGTCCTCAGTAATGGCTCTATACCCACCTATCTTGCGAGGACGACCGCGCTGAAACCTTACCCATTTGCCGTCAGTATAGAAGCTAATGTCAAATATGGTGCCATCCCGCTGAATGCCGGGTTGAGTGTCAAGAGCAAAAACTTTTTTGGTCATCAGAAAGTTCCGCCAGCAACACCACCAGTAAAGTTACCTGTACCCACAATGGCAAGTCCAGTTGCAGATAATGTTGACCTCAATACACCAAGAATCGTGTGGTTAAACTCACCCGAGGCTGCACGGTAAATACCTGTTGTTGTTTCTGAAGCAAAATTTAAAGCCGGTGCACCAACTGAGCCGTTATTCAAACTTATAGTTGTGGCGCCAGCAAGAACTGTGTTTGCATTGTACAGGTTAACTGAGTCACAAACCAATGTAGCTTGACTGCCTGTTGTCAATACTGCGGTGGCTCCAGAACCTGTGGTTATTGTAACTGTATAGGCATTGGTTGTCGCATTCACAATGTAATAGACCTGCACAGTTGAAGGCACTACAATTGTTACATTACCTGTTAAAGCGCCTGTGTATTTTTGAATGACATTGGATGCTTCAGATGCAGATAAAGTATATGTGCCTGTAAGTACCGCTTTGGAAAGTTGAGTAAACGCAAACTGCGTTGATTTACCTAGACCAACTGTGTAAAACGTAGTGCCAGAACAAACAATAATGCATGAATCAGTAGGCTGAAGAATAATGGAAGTAGAGCCATTTATGGTGTCGCCACTAGAACCTGCAACTGTTAATGCGCCTGACCCACTGTTTCGCAAAAACATAAACCAATTATCACCAAGCGTAGACGCAAGGGTTAGTGTTAAATTTCCAGCACCGCCAGTCCATACATAGGTATTTGAGCGATCTGCAGCAAGCGCTGTATAACTAGACGAAAATGTTGTAACTGGTTGACTTTGATTAAGCGTTTGACCAATGGCCAATAACCCATAGCCTGCCAATGTTGCGGCATCAGCGCCAGAAGAACCAATGCCATAGGCAATAATGCCCCAAGTACCTGCCGTGGTTGCATTGGTTGTGATATAAACATATTGAGCTTCACCTGCAACCACTGTGGCAATAGTGCTTGTGCCGGCGTAGTTTTTAACTGTTAAAGTGACTGCGCCAACATTTCGAATTAATGCATCTTGACCAACAGATGCTTGATTGGCAGGTGGCATCCACAGTTCATTTGCAGTTGAACTGGTTGATACTTCCATAATGCGAGCAGCGTATACATCAGTGCCATCACCGTCAAATGGCCAAAAAAGCTGTGTGTCACTGGTAAGTGACAAACTAGCATATGAAACGTCTGTAGGTTGTATTACATTGCCAGTAAACGGGCTGTTGTATGTTGTCATGTATCAAGTACCGTTGTTTGACGGTCTCCAATTCTGATTACGTCTTCGGCTTTCAATGTTGACACAATTTGCTGATATTGAGCTTGCCACAGTGGTAGCCGTTCGTCATTCTTAAGGAAGGGCATTGCTTGTAAGAGTGAGCCATACAGCAATGCTTGCGGTGCGTAGATAGTAAACCAGTTGGTTTGGTTGGTGCTATCTAAAGGTTGTACACGTTCGTAGTAAAGAATCTCAAACGTGTAATTTGCAGCCGGTGTAGGCGCTACCAGCCAATGAGTGTAGTCATAGTCACAATAGTATAAAGGCAAGCCAGTATTAGTGCTGGTTGGCCAGTATTCGCGTAAGTACTCATACTTGCGCAAGTTAATAGGCGTTCTAACACCGCCAGACGTTACATTCATCGATACAGTCTTGTGCCAGCGTACAGGCTTATCAAGCACCGGATTGCCTATAGTCATTGCGCTTGTTGCAACGTTTAAGTTACCTAAAAACTTTAAGTCTGCTGCAAGCGTTTGCTCACACAGCATGATGAACCTAGGGATTTGCGTAAGCGTGGCAGTATCTGTACGCTCCAAATACTGCTGTATGTCTGTGACTAGGCTATCATATGTCATTACCGATGCAGTAGTCATACGGTGGCGCCCTTTATGCTAACACGATTATATGTCAAAACATTGAATTTATGCATAAGCACGAGTACCAGCTTTGTCAATTATTAAAGCTTGCTTGCGTGGGATGCCAGCAGGGGTGTTAGGAATTGACACATGTGTCCAACGATCAAACTCTCGAATCACTTGGTCATACCCTATGCCCGATACAATAATGGCTTTAACTACTTCGTCAGGGGTAACCCCCGGCACTCTCAAATCTGCAGCACACCCTATTCGGTGTTGAGAGGTATCCTTTGAGCCTACCGCGTCATTAACCATTTTACTGCGGAACGCAGAGTTAACCATGATTGGCTTACCGCCAAGTACGCCTTTGACTGTTTCAAGGAATTCAGCCAATCTTTGAAGATTTGCAAGTTCTTGTTCATTTGGTGTGTTCTCTAGTTCCCGATGGTCGGTATGAGTTAACTCGTCAAGTGTGAAGTGTTCTGTTAG